ATGCACAATTAACATTGTATTACAGCAAGTACAGTTTGGAAGATAAAGCATTATCTGCTGAGATGGTTGACAAGTACTATCAGATCCTAAACACATTTTTGAATGACTTCGATTTCACGGATGATAAAAGATGTAACAAGGTGTGTAGAGCGTATGATGTTGGGCAATTTATCATACTGGCATCGCTTGCAAGTGATATCAACACTGTTGCAATAGATGAACAAATTGACAAGATGGAGAGGGAGGAACTCAATGATGTGGTTGATTTGAGTGAAGCATTGAGGGTGATGCAATCAGGTCGTATAGGTGTCAAAGAATCGTTGGAGCTTGCAAAGTTCAACAAGATCTTCCCATGCCCTGACTTTTGCATATATTCAGTTGTTGACAATCTCGAGAACAAGCGAGACAACCCTCATCCGAGTAGTGATACGGTGGACATAACAACTTCCATTGGGACCAACTACACTGCTTCGAGGGCTGAGTGGAGAATATACATGCTAAGGAATCGTGCAATAACATACCATTCAATGCATGGTATATTTCCTGGGACGTTGATACAGGAGCTTGTTGATGATCCAGAGTCAGACATTCCAGTAAGACTTCTCAACTATCCTCACTTAACGATCGATGCTCTGTCTGTTGATGATATGAAATACATTGATTTCAAGGGAACATTTGATTATAGGAGGTATCACATGTGCGAGGATGAACTGGTTAAAGACAAGACAATAGCACCAACGATCTACAAAAACACTGAATCTAAAGTGAAAGACCATTCACTTATTGAGCGTAATCAGGTTCTCAAATACCTATTTTCAAAGGAATTCAAACAGCAGTCGGTCATAAACAAGATGTTTGAAACAGGGTCTATCTTCAAGATATACAAACAATGGATCTTGTTGGCACTAAAGCCTGAGGCCAAGAAACCAGATTCACGTGCTTTTTCGATGGCAACAGACGAGGTGCGACGTGAACTGTCTGAGTATGAATCAAATGTCGCAAGGTATGTCGAACACCAGAAAGGTTCCAGTCAAGCAAAATCAGATAAGGACCTATCAGAAAGGTTGTCAGAACTGTCAAAATATGAGGTTCCAAAAGATGGCGAAGAAACATTTATGATGTCTTTTGATATTGAGGGATTCTCACCAAAGCAAGCAAGGTCTTTTAAAGAAGATGGCTTCTCAAGCTGGGAGTATGCCTTCGATCTGCCTGACGTATACAACATAAAGAGGATCTTCACGGACACTAGCTTGCATTTTGAGAAATTTGGTATATCGGATTCAATGGCCATGAATGGAAATGATCTCGAGGGATTCGTTGGAAGGCAAAACACTGCAACACACATTGACCTCATGGGGTACGCTGTCTATGTGCTTAAGCAACTGAAGATTGTCACGAAGCCCCCTGCGCTTGAGGTCTTGATCGATGATGGGTTGTTGAAGATGAGAGTCAAGACTGGCCACATAGAAGAAGCAATATCTATCATTGAGATGGTGTACGAGATGGCCGGACTTAAGATAAGTTGGGACAAGACGTTTTGCAGTCAGATCATGTGTCAATATCTCAACAAAGTCTATTATGATGGGATTGAAATCACTCCGGGTGCCAAAGCCTTTATCCGTATAGGCAAACCACAGGAGATGGCAGTGCCAACATTGGCTGATGAACTAGAGGCAAACGCAGCTAGCACTAGGGGTGCAATCCAGAATGGTTCAGATCATAGGTTGTGTTACTTTTCATATGTTCATTGTAATTATAAGACGCTCAGAAGGTGGGGTCTGAAGACTATGGATGACAGTGCACTGTACAGGATGGCTTTCATGTCGTATGTTCCTGTTGGACTAGGTGGGTTTGGGTTTTCAACGATCTTCGGATTGGCGACAAATGAGGCCTATAACTCAATGAATGCAGGGATTGCTAACATGAAGATGATATGCCATAGTTTCAGGTCTTACGCCCCACTAGCAAATAAGATATTGAATGCTGGAGTCAGATCTATGGATGAGGAGAGTATCTTGCGGAACCCACACGCAATGAGAACGAAACTTCGATGTTTGAACACAAGGCGATTTGCAAATGCAGCAAAGTCATACATTATGAATAATTCTGTGAATACACTGATTAGAGCAGTGGCTCAAGGAGATTTCGAAGGTGCAGACGAAAACATGCTTGCTTATATCGCCAACAATCATACGATCGACGAAATTGTTAGGACGAGGTTTTGGAAAATGTCAACGAAGTGTTTTGTTGAAAAGATAGTGTCAAAGCTCCAAACAAGTCGGACTGCTGCTTCTGTTCTAGGGAACAAACGGTGCCAATCAATATTCATGGTTAATCGGTCTGAAAGTAGGCAGCTCATATTGGAAATCTGTGCCGGAGCATACACAATTAGGGGTTGAGCAAGTTGGTTTGAAATTCATGGTCCCAGAAGCGGGTTATAGCCATTTGTTTCGTAATCTATTGCATTTAAAAGAAAAGGAAATTGACAAAAATTTCAAAAGAGCTAAAGTTCAGTTAATAACTTTAGTATCACTACAGCTTTT